CCGGGAAGTCCTCTGCCGTGTGCGTCACATGCTCGGCGCACTCACCCGGAGCCCTGACCGTGATGAGGTAGTCAGGAATGCCCATGCGGCACATTTCCGAACGCTCGCGGATGGACTTGTGCAGCAGGCCCAGTGCCTTGGTGCGGGTCATTGCGGTTACGGGGTCTTTCCAGATCGTTGCCTTCGCGTGGAAGGTGAAGCCTTGACGCTGGAAGGCGCGCAGCAGTTCGCCGGGGAAGTCCTTCAGGCCAATGACCCCATCGCGCTCCTTGCTGCTTGGCAAGTCCATGCAATGGAACGAGATATTGCGGCCAGGCTGCATAACGCGGCGAAGCTCGGTAATCAAGTAGTCGAAGTGCTCGAAAAACTCCGCATCGTTTCGCACGTTGCCCATGTCGCGGGGGCTGTTGGAGTAGGTGTAGAGCGAGGCAAACGGCGGCGAGAAGATGCTGTAACCGATGCAGTGATCCGGCAGGCCCTTGAGGGCCTCTACGCAGTCACCGTGAATGGCGGTGTACTTCTCGTGCACGACTTGATTGATGCAGTTCATTTAGGCGGCTTTCAGGAATGAGGGAACGGCCACGCGCTGGCCGGCGTTGTGTTCATTGGTATCGCGGCGCTGGCCGATGACTTCGGACAAAACCGCCTCGCGGGTTTCTGCGCTGAGTGAGTCGGCCATCTCGCCGGCTTCGCGTTCTTTGCGCTTGAGGTTGGAAACAATCGCGCCTTCTGCCTTGCTGGCGAAGATATGCACATGCACTTCGCGGGACTGACCAAAGCGCCAGCAGCGGCGCACGGCTTGGTAATAGGCCTCGTAGCTGTCAGTCACCCCGACAAAAGCCATACGGGCGGCGTGCTGCCAGTTCAGACCCCAACCGCAAATGCTGGGCTTGCTGATGAGAACCCGCGTGCGGCCTTCGGCGAAGTCTTGCAATCGCTGCTCTTTGACCTCTACCGAGTCAGCGCCAGCGATCTGCACAGAGCCGGGTATTGCCTTAGCCAGTGCATCGCCTTCGGCGTTCAAGTCGCACCACACAACCCACGGCTCAGACTGTTCGCCGTTGACCATCGCGGCGCACTCGGCTACTCGGTCTTCCATGCTCTTGCGGCGGGCATCGCGGCGCTCGCTCAAAGTCTGAGCATCGGTCGCAAAGAGCATGCCGTTCAATGGCATCTCAAAGCTCACCTGATGCTCATGCAAATGCAGTGATGGCAGGTTGTACGCACCATCATCAAAGCCCAAGTCGGAGGGCTTGCGGATCATTGCGCCCCAGCTAGACACCCAGCGCCAGAACAAGGTGCGGGCATGGCCCTTGAGTCTCCAAACTGACGTTTCACCGCCGTCATGCATGAAGAACTCGGCCAGCATCTCGGCCTTGGTGCAGATGCCCAAGAACTCGGCATGCGTGCCTAGCTCTGTCCAGTCGTTAGGGGCCGGCGTTGCGGTAGCTGGCAGCTTGAACGGGGTATTGCGGTAGGCGTCAGTCAGTGCCTTAAATGCCCGGGTCTCTGCGTGCTTGATGCAGCCCGACTCGTCCAGCACAACCCCGCCGAACATGCTCGGGTCGATCTTGTGCAGCCGGTCATAGTTGATGACGTTGATGCCGTCTTGAACGTCAGAACCATCGCGGCACACATTCACGGCCAGGCCGATGCGGCGGCCTTCTGTGGCGATCTGTTGCGCCACGGCCAGCGGCGTGTGGATCATCACCGGCTTGCCCGTATGCTTGTTCACCGCGTCAGCCCATGCCAGTTCCATTCGCATCTTGCCCAGGCCGGTATCTGCAAAGATCGCAGCACGGCCCCGACGAAGCGCCCACTGCGTGAGTGCTGCCTGATGCGGGAACAAGCTGCCGACGAGATCAACGCTGCCACTGATGCCCGTTGGCGTCACCGTGGAGAGCTTGCGTTTTACGAAGTCTTGATAGCTCATGTTCTATGTGAGTTAGAGCCGCGCCCTTTTTCGTGCGACCAAAAAACCAGTTAAGGGAAGGCGCGGCTCGTATAAAAACCGCCATGTGCCACACCAAAGCCTTGTTGCGATGCCCCGGAGGTGGAGGGCGGCGGATGTGGCGGCGGGGTGAAATCGTTACTTCTGCTTGCGCTCAAAGCTAAGGCTCTGGAACTTGCCCGCCTTGCCTTCTTTCGTCCAGGCGCTTACCCAGTACTCGACCCCATCAATCAGGGCGGTTCCCTTGGCGTTGGGGTGCGTTTCTTTCTCGCGCTTGTCGTTCTTGAACAGCACGCCCGACATATCTCGTTGCTTGAAGTCGCTCATGGCTTGGCCTTGCTCATTTGGTCAATGACTGATGCAAGACCTTCGGCAAGGTCTTTAACTGCATCAAGCTCGGTGCGGCCATAGCCAGTGGGGCCGCCTTCTTCTTCGCCATCAATGAAGGCGTGCCAATCGAAGTGCCGCACCGGGATGGGCGGCGGTTCAAAGCGGGTGATTACGCTGCTCATGCGTTCACCTTGCGGGCGTCTTGGTGGCGCTTGATGCCGGAGCGGATATGCGAGGGCAGCAAAGACCACAGGGCAATCTTTTGCTCGTTCTCCAAGCCTTCCGCATCAAGACGGTCAACGATGGCAACGAAGTCACCAGACGCCACGAAATCAGCGGCCATCTCTTTGATGTACTCACGCTCATCGGCTGGGATTGCGTCAAGTGCGCCAGCTGTGGCACTGATGACCCCGCCTGCGTCTTTCTTGGCGGCGGGCTTGTCGGTCTTCTTCTCGACTGGCGGGCCGCTGTCTAGCGCATCGTGCTCGACGATTTCAAGCGCACAGACCCACAGGTAACGACGCAAGTACGTCTGAACCGCACCGAGGTTTTGCACCTCATGGCAACCCTTCAAAGCGGCGCTAGACATGGGCGAGGTGATGAGCACCGATGCGCCATCCTCAATGTCAGTGATGGTCATCGTTGCGGTGTTCGCGTCAAAGCTCACCAGCGCGCACAAGCCCACTTCGTTAAAGATGGTCAGCGCGGGAACAACAAAATCGGCAAGCTCGAAGTAGCTGTAGCCGGCGAACTTGTTAAGCCCTGTCTTCTTGACTTGGGCGGCGTGGAACTTGGCGCGGGCCTCGTTCAGTTTGCGAAGGACAGACATAGGTTCTCCTCAGAATGGAAGGCCACGAAACGCGATGCCATAGGCAATGCGGGCGGCGTAAAACGGTGAGTGATGGCGTGCGTACATGCGCCACACGCGAAAGAAGTCAGCGAGCCGGGTCATTGCTCGGCCCTCAGTCGGTAGCTGGCCTCTTCCGCTAGGCTGTTGTGCAGGTACTGCCGACCAATCAGGCCGGCGCTTTGATAGGCGCGGCGCTCTGCCGCAATGCCGTTTGCTTGCCACAGGCAATAGGCCCGGATCAGTGCGCGGATCACGCCAGCACCCCCGCAAGCAGCCACAGAGCCAGCACCACGGCAAAGGCGACCACAGGCCAGAACAACGCACCGAAGCCGGCGTGCGGGTCTTCTTCTTCCACGCGGATAAAGCACGACTGAGGGCAGGGACACTTGAGGTCACCCTGGTTGCATGGGCCGGTGCAGCCGTGGCGGTAATAGCCGGGGTCGGTGTTCATTCGGTCACCTCATATCCAATCGCAAGCAACTTGTTAAGCCGCTCCTGCAATTCCGTTTGCATCGCTTGGTACTTCGCGGCGGCTTCTTGCATCTGTGCGCGGATTGCCTCGGCTGCCTTCTCGCGCAGTTCGTTGTAGTCGGTGTAGGTCACAGTAATTTCAGCGGTGCCGACCTTTAGCCAGCCCTCGCAGGTCATGTCATGCGCTGCGTAGTAAATCGAGGAAATCGGGGCTTCGTCAGGGCGAGGAAAGTAACGGTGGTCGTACTTACTAAGCCAAGCGTCTACGGTGTGAGTCTTGGTGTTCATTCCTCGGTCTCCTCTGCGGGCATCAGTTCAAGGGCAAGCTCTTTGATTGCTTCCTTGGTCTTGGCGTGGTCTAGGTAGCGGTTTTTGAGCGTGTACGCAGCCTGTTGGCAGTCCTCGCCAGCCCGGAAGATCAAGGCGAGCAATTCGCCATCGGTCAGTTCATCGCCAGCCTGAAAGCGGCGCGATGCGGCGGGGACATTCACCGGCCCATCAGCGTTAACGATCGAATCGTTGTTCAGCCACCAAGCGATCTGATAAGCGTCTGCTTCGATCAGTTCGGCGGCTTCTTCCGTGGCCTGCTCGATGGTCAAGCGGTCGTCGCTTTCCCAATACTCCGAGGCTTCGCGGTAGCCCTGCTCGTCGTAGTAACTCTGTGCTGTCTGCATCTCTTGCTCCTGGTCGCTTCGTTTTGAGCGAGTGACTGAATTAAAGCACGCCTACAAACAAAACGCAAGTGCGCTTTAAGAAAAATGACTAGTAAAAACACTTAGAACAAAAAAAGATTGCAAGTCTGTTCGGCGGCGTGCTTTAATGCAGCATGCTTAAAAAATATGCGATTGAGTTGCTTGGCGGCACTCAAACACAAGCCGCCAAAGCTTGCAGGGTTAGCCCGCAGGCCGTGAAAGATTGGCCCGATGTGCTGCCAAACAGGATTGCGGACAGGATCGAAGCGGCGCTATGGAGAGGGCTTCCCGCTAGCGTCCGCGCCCGTTCAAAATTGCTGAACAAATAAAAGTGACAAAAGCCCAGGCTTACGAGCACCTCAAGGCGCTTTGGCTCGCTCGCAATCCTCTTTGCACCAGCGAGCAGTACGAAGCAGCGATGGCGGCTATTGCGCGGAAGGTGGGTCTCTGATGGCAGGCGACTGGATCAAGATGCGGGCCGACCTTTTCACCCATCCGAAAGTTGTCCGCATGTCGTCCGCATTGAAAGCGGACACGCTTCGGACAGTTGGCGGACTAATGTCCGCTTGGTGTCTGTTTGACGCGCACTCGGAAGACGGTTGTCTTGAGGGCTACACGCCTGAATTTATCGACCACCACTTGCGCTGGGATGGTTTTGCAGTCGCAATGCAGGCGGTTGGATGGTTGATTTACGACCCGGAAAACGGGCTTTCTCTCCCTGATTTCGAGACTCACAACGGGCAAAGCGCCAAGCGTAGAGCCCAAGACGCAGACCGCAAGCGCGAAGTCCGCAAAGTGTCCGCACCAGAAGCGGACAAAAAGCGGACTAGAGAAGAGAAGAGAAGAGTAAATACCCCCCAACCCCCCGATGGGGGGAGTGACAGTGCTTTTGAAGCGTTCTGGGAAGCATGGCCGAAGCACACAAGGAAGGTTGCTAAGGCTCAGTGCCAAGCGAAATGGCATAGCAAGGGCTGTGAAGCCATCGCCAGCCACATCGTTGATTCGGTTAATGCGGCCAAGCGTTCGACAGAGTGGCTCAAGAGCAATGGGGAGTTCATCCCCGCGCCGCTCGTTTGGCTGAACCAAGCCCGATGGGAGGCCACGCCAACCCCAGGCCCGGCCCCGGCGCAGTTCATGGGGGCTGCATAGATGCGCGGTCACGAAACGCTCCTAAGGCTTCGTAGGGCCGGCAAAGCTCCGGCGCATGGGGTCTGCATCGACGTGGGCTGGGATGAGGAAGACGCGTGGTTTTTCTGGGATCAAAAGCACTTGCCCCGGGCCTTCGTCGAAATCGAGCCTAAAGACCGCATCAGCGCCCTAGACCTTCGGTTTGTGGCCGGTCTTACGGTCGTGATGGTTTGGCAGTACGACACGCCTAGGCAGCGATTCGCCGAAGCAGTCAAAGCAGTGCAGCAGTGGGAGCCGCGCATCTTGGCGGCAGTTCAACGCAAGCCCGAAGGTTGTGAGCCTTGGGGCATCAATGGCAATCAATGGGTCAAAGGCTGGCCCGAGGGGATTCACCTGTGCAAGTGATTCGTGATGATGAGATCGACTTTGCCGCTTACGAGTGGCAGACGGAATGCAAGTTGAAGGTAAAGATGCCTTCGCACTACTTGGCCGAAGTGCTTGAGGAACTGCGCCCAAAGACCGCAGACCACGCCCCAAGCACGTTCAGCAACAAGCTGGGGCGATACATGCGCTTCCGCCCGGGTGAAGTCACCGCATGGGCTGGCTACTCAGGCCACCGCAAGAGCATGTTCACCGGGCAGTTGGCTTTGGAGTTTGGCAAGCAAAACGTGCCAACGCTCGTTGCTTCGTTTGAGATGGAGCCGGCAAAGACCTTGGCTCGCATGTCGCGCCAATGGCTCGCAACGGCAATGCCGACCGATGCAGGGGTTTCCCAATTCATGAGCGGGACTGACCGCAAGGTTTGGCTTTTTGACCACATGGGCCGCGCTAGCCCTAGTCGGGTGCTGGCTGTTTGCCGCTACTTCGCGGAGGAATTGAAGGGCCGGCAGGTAATCATTGACTCGTTCATGATGGTCTGCGGGTCTGAAGAAAAGATGGACGAGCAAAAGCAGTTCGCCACCGACCTAGTGCGACTGGCTCAAGAGACCGGGCTTCATGTGCACATCATTGCCCACTGCCGCAAGCCCAAGGACGACGCGGAAATGATCCCCCCCGGCAAGCATGACTTGCGCGGTTCGGCGGCTATCACAGACCAATGCTCCAACGTCATCACGGTTTGGATGAACAAGCCGAAGCAAATCCGCATGACCGAGAAAACGGCAGACGCGGAAATGATGGAACAACCGGACGCGCTCCTGACGGTTTGCAAGCAGCGCAACGGGGATTTCGAGGGAAAGCTGAAATTTTGGTTCTGCCCTGAGTCCCTGCGCTTTGTTGACACCCGCGATACCAAGTCGGAGACATGGGCATGACACGCGCACACACCGAAAAAGGCGAGCTTTTCCTAAAAGTCCTCGGCCTTATCAAAGCATCCGGCGTTTCTGGAGTCACTACCGCAGACCTCATGGAGAAGTCTGGACTCAGCCGCCGAAGCATCCAGAACCACACAGCCGACTTACGTTTGCGCGGCTACACGGTCAGCGCAGGCCACTGCAACGCCCGGGTGCATCTGACCAGCGACCACCCCGCCAAGGTCGTTCAGAAGGCCGCAGAAGACGCAGATGCAGCATGGCGCGCAGCACAGGAGCCGATTAAGGCCATCGCCCGGCAAAAGCGCTTAGACCGGCAAAAGGCGTATTGCAAAGAGTGGCGCAAAACCGGGCCAGTTGGGCAGCCCAAGGCCAAGCCAAAGGCCAAGGCAGAAGCAGCAGCGGCAAACACGGTTGCCAAGGCGATCAAGGTGCTTGACCGCAAGCCGTGGGAGCCGAAACCAAAGCCCCTGCCGCCAACCGTCACATGGTGCGCGCCAGAGCGGCACTACAAGGAGCCGACGAAGCCGGGCAGGTATGAGGGGCAGGATGTGCCCAAGTGCTTTAGCGCCTTGCCTCCGAACGTTTACCCATTCGAGCCGGCGAGCGTTGCGGCAAAGGTGGTTGCATGAGCCGTGACCCGTTCAAGATCACCTGCCCTACCTGCATTTCGTTCAGCGGCGGGCGAACCAGTGCTTACATGCTGTGGCGCGTGTTGCAAAGCCACGGCGGCAAGCTGCCGGCTGATGCCGTGGTGTGCTTTGCCAACACCGGCAAAGAGGACGAGGCCACGCTTCGTTTTGTGCGCGATTGCTCAGAGCGGTGGGGCGTTTCGATCAACTGGCTTGAGTACGTTGCGCATGACGACCCGGCTCACCGCTGGAAATCCGTTGACTTCGATACAGCCAGCCGTGACGGAGAGCCGCTAGAGGCGGTGATTCGGCAGCGCAACTATCTGCCGAACCCAGTTACTCGCTTCTGCACATCCGAGGCAAAGATTCGCGTGATGCACAAGTGGCTCCGCGCCAACTGGCAGCGCCTTGGATGGGATGACACCGACCAAGAGTGGGATCAGATGATCGGCATTAGGGCCGACGAGCAACGCCGCGTTGCCAAGATTCGCGCACGCGGGCACAGCACGGAAACGGTCAAAGAAACGATGCGGCTCCCGCTTGCAGATGCAGGCGTGACGCTGGCCGAGATTGACGGCTTTTGGCAGGCGCAGCCCTTCCGGCTTGAGCTTCCCACGATCAACGGTCGCACCTTGGCCGGCAACTGCGATCTGTGCTTTCTCAAAGCAGCAAACCAAGTGCAAACGCTCATCGCAGAGAAGCCCGAGCGCGCAACGTGGTGGATTCGCATGGAGTCCCTAGCCCTAGCCAGCAAGCCAAGCGGCGCAGTGTTCCGCTCTGACCGGCCTACCTACGCGCAGATGCTTGCGAACACCGAACAGCAGGTCGATTTCATCGGCTACGACCAAGAAGAAGCAATGGCCTGCTTCTGTGGAGACTGATATGAGCCAGCGATTCAGCACCGTCGCATTGAACGCCCAGCACGGCCACACCGTTTGCCAAGACCTTTGGAAGTGGGTTAAGGCAATGACCGTTGGCGGGCACCGCATCAGCATCGAAGCCAAGCCGGAGACCCGCACAACCTCTCAGAACCGCATGCTCTGGAGCATCCTTGGCGACCTAGCCGACCAAGTGCAGTGGCCCGTAGATGGCAAGCTGCAAAAGCTCGACGCAGACGAGTGGAAGCACATTCTTTCCGCAGGGCTCAAGAAGCACCAGCGCGTAGCGCAAGGCATCGAAGGCGGGTTTGTGATGTTGGGGCAGGCCACCAGCCGCATGACCGTGGGCGAGATGGCCGACCTGATCACCTTGGCCCATGCGTTTGGAGATGAGCGCGGGGTTAAGTGGTCAAAGACCAGCCTAGGGCGTGACTGGCCGGAGGAAATCGCAGCATGAGCAACTACGGCAACTGCTTTGCGGCTGTGCAACTCCTGACCAAAGCCCCGCGCACATGCAGCGAGCTAGCCGGCTTGATCGGGGTAGGGCAGGCGGCGGTTTATCGCTACCTCCATGAAATGGAATCGGAGGGCTTGATTCGCCCAACGGTTCCACGACCAAGGACAGAGGGCTACATCGGCGCGGCTGAAACGGTTTGGGAGTGGGCGCCATGAGGAAGACAGGCGCACGACGCAAGAGCCAGCCGCAGACGGTTTTCCGTAACCCGCTCGCACGGCTGAACCCAACCAGCGACGAGAACGCCAACCGCCTAGCAATGCGGGCCTATGCCGCGCTGGACATGATGACCATGACCAAGCTAGGCGGCGACAAGGAGGCATGGCGCGACTTGGCCGATGTGGTGAACATCACCGAGACCATGGCGCGCAAGTGCGGGCTTCTATCGGCTGACGCACTGACCTACACCGCAGCCGCCAACGTGGCCATGAAAGCCGCACAGGAGCGATACAAGGCCGGCAAGAGCCTCCGCCTTGATGGCCCAGGCATTGAGGCAGTGCGGGCGGTTATCTCGATTTATGACGCGGCGCTAAAACTGCTTACAGAGCGGCAAGTGGAGGACGCGTTTGTGACGACTCAGGCCGAAGTGCAGCGGTTGATTCGGGCCGGCGCGGAGGCTGTGAGCCTATGAGCTACGGCTGTCACAACCGCAAGCCCCTGCGCTCGCATCAGACCGTGCAAGCCGGCTGGCGCTATGTCATGGGCGATGAGGGTTTAGCGACCCGCGTGCCGGTTCTCAAGCGCGCAGAGGTGCCAATGACAAAAGATTGTCAGCACACGCTAGGCGAGCCCAAAGACCCCGGCTGTGCTGGGTGCCGCTGGAGGGCGCAAGTTTGAAGCGTTCCCCGCTAGTGCGCACCGCAGGCATTGCCAGAACCTCGGTAAAGCTGCCAAAGTGCGCCGCCCCGGGGTGCAGGGTGCGGTTTGTGAAGCTCAAGCCTAACCAAGTCGTCTGCGGTGAGGAATGCGCCTTGCGCCTTGTCGAAAGCGAGAACG